TATAAATTTCAAATAATAATATAATTTTTCATCTAAAATAGCCTCTATATTCGGACACCTAAACATTAATTCTTGTTCTAATGTATTATTATACATTCTGAATACTTGTGGATGTTCAAAATACGGTCTAACATTTTCACTAATGTTTCCAAAACCAACATCACATAAGGCTGTGTATCTGCCTGAATAATTTAAATATGATATTTTAACTATGTCTTTTCCAAATGTTTTTACGTTTGTATTCGGCAGCTCTAATGATATATTTATAATGCCTTCTAAAAACCACTTTATCAAAAAAGATATATGTTCCGCTACATTTCTCATTTTCCATTCATTATATACAATGCTTTCATTATGTGTTATTAGTATATCTATGTCATCACTAATATATTTGGATGTATTTTTTATTTCTGATAAAACAAACTGAACTGATTTTCCCCCTTTAAAAATGAAATTATAATCTTGGTCGTTCATTGTATTTGAAATTATACCTAATAATAATAAAATTATACATAACGCTGTATTTGTATTTACAAAGTCCATTTGTTGTTCTTGTGTTTTTAATTGGAATTCTGGATTTTGTTTTGTGTAATATGCTGGAAACATGCTTTCTACCATTTCACAAGTAGACCATGCATTTGGTTTAAATCCCTTTCTATAAATGACTTTGTGTATGTCGTCTTGTGATAATAATTCTCGTATCTTTTCCCTTAATGCAAACAAGTCTGTACCTTTATTGGTAAACAACTCTCTCCAAAATCTGGGTGCTACTTCTATATTATATCCTACTTTCGGCACGTTGATTGGAACTTTTAGTTTTACTACTGTTGGTTCTTGTATTGGTTCTACTGTTGGTTCTTGTATTGGTTCTACTGTTGGTTCTTGTATAGGTTCTACAAGTGTTTCTCTTATAGGTTCTACAAGTGTTTCTCTTATAGGTTCTACAACTGTTTCTCTTATAGGTTCTACAACTGTTTCTCTTATAGGTTCTACAACTTGTTCCAATTCTGTTTCTCTTATAGGTTCTACAACTTGTTCCAATTCTGTTTCTCTTATAGGTTCTACAACTGGTTCCAATTGAGGTTCTCGAATTATCTCATCGAATACAGTCTTTATTTCGTCCGGTAAATTATCTCTTGATAATCCATAACGTGGGTCTAAAAGTATTCTAATATTTTCTAATTGTCTATTTTCTACAGCATGAATAAAAGCGTTTTCTTTTCCAGTTAATCTATTATATGCATTAATATTTCCACCATTTTCATAAAATAATAATAATAATTTGCTTTTGATTTCATTGTTAGTTATGTTGTCCATTATAACAGTTGGAATAGAAACAAAATCTACTACATCTTTAAAAATAGGTCGTCTATTAGCATCGATATTAATTAATGTATTTATCAAAATGTTGTTTTCTTTAAAAAAATTGTTTAGGTTTTTTATAAAAGTTTTGATTTGATTTTTACTTTTACTTTTCCAATTAATGAGTGGAAACAATAAGTCACTAAATTGTAGTCTAAATGTTTTTAAATCTCTATACTTATCGGCAATTTCAGGGTTACCGGCACCACGTTGTTTACGACGTGTATATCTTTTATTTTTGTTCGTTTTTTTCTTTGTTATACGGTTTAGTTTTCTATTATTTTTTTTAGTTACCATAATATAATTATATAAAATAAACTATAATTATATTTTAACCAATAACTCTATAATAATAATCATTATTAAATATTATTTTATTTTTTATACTTCGTGACATTTTTGCGGCTGATATGTTTTCATCTTCTGCTGCCTTTGCTATTGTATCCCATATACATAAAACATTTTCTGTATTACATTCTATTTTTTCAACCTTTTTACCTGTAGACGACGTACTTTTATGTTTGTATTCATCTGTTTTTAATGATATACCATAATAACCTTCATTTGAACCTTGTTCTGTCCAAACTGTAGCTTTTAATGCATATTCACAATCATTTAAATATTCCTTAATATTTTTTAAATCATTTGTATCTGTTAGTTTATTCACCATTTGTTTCCATCGTTGATATTCTGTAAGCAATGTTGAATTTAATATTTTACCACTTGGACTAAATTTACACATTTGGAATAAAAAAGTTTCAACATCATTATTTAAGCAACGTTTTTTATATTCTGTTTGTTGCAATTTTACACCAATATAACCATTAACTACTTGATTTTTATTTTGAGTTGAAAGTCTTGATGGTTTAAAACGCGTATCTAAGTAAGTTTTAAACAAGTGAAATGTTTCTTTTTTTGGTTTTATTTTATTCCAAATGCGATATGCTCCCTCCATATTAGTAGATGATTCTTCGACATCCGTACGAACAATACACATTGTATTAATAAATTCATTAAATTTGTTCGTTTGTTCGTCTTCTGGTATTAGAGGATTTTGATAAACGGATTGGTTTTCTTTTTCGAACAATTTTAATTCATTCTGCTGTTTATCTAATTTTTCATTTAATCCATTTATTTCAATTGATTGTTTCGTAATAGTTTCATTTTTGACAAATAATTGTTCTTTTAACTCCTGATTTTCCTTCAATAAATCTTCATTTTCTTTTAACAATTTATTAAAATTATCTATGCTATATGTCTTTGAATTAATAATTTCTTTAATATATTTTGTTAGCTGATTTATGGTAAATGTATTTGTATCATATGCTATTATTTCTGTTTTATTTTTTCCATTTACTTCAATTGAACGTATTTGTTTTTTTATGTTTGGATGAGTCTTAATTAAATTCTCAATTTCTACCTTATTTTGTACTTTAAAGGCGTCTAATAATATAAAATTGTCATAATTCTTGTTATGGTCAAGAACTCTATTGTGTAAATTATTTGTATGTCCAAATTTAATTAGTTTCTCATTTGAATCATTTGTATTGTCTATTGTTCCAAAATATATGCATTCAGTGTTTACAGGAAACTGATTAATTAACGTTTGTTCTACAGCCTTTTGTTTTTCCTTTTTGGAATTTTGTAATAAATTATCTTTTTGCTCCAATTGAAGCCTTAATTCATCGGTTTCTTCTTCCACAATTTCATGTAAAACATCTTCCATTTTCATATAATATTCGTGGATTTCTCCCGCTTTTTTGGTTTGAGCTTTTAAACATAGTGATTTGAAACATTTTATTGTTAATAATATTGTTTGTTTGTTTTGTCCACCATTTTGTTTGACAGAAGTTTCTTTTTCAAAAAGTGCTTTCTCATCAGAGAGAGCGGTTTTGTAATCTATATCTAACTTAAAATATTTTTCAAGACATTCTTTTGCTCGAATTTTTTGACTAAATCCTAACCATTTCCATATATTATCTAAATCAACTACAAAATCATAGTTTTTATCATAATTTAAGTAACAATAAAAACTACTTACAAATAATTGTTGTTCAAACCCACTGAAATTTTTCTTGATTTTATTTATTAATTTGTTATTATACGCCTTTGAAAGTTTAGATATTGGATTTTGCTCTATAAGTTCTACGATGTTTAGTTCTTGCATCTTATAATTAAATATACCATATTGTCTTTAAGTTGTTATAAGTGCTTTTATATTTAAAAAGCGGTTTTATAAAAGCGGTTTTTACCATTTACTCTTTTTAACCGCTATTTTTGGCCCTTGACCGCGTTTCTTCACGTTATTCGGATCATATTGCTCGTCTTCCTCGTCATTATTTAACTGTTTTGATATTTCCCAGAACTCTTTTGACCCCAATCTGAAGTCATTATGAGCATCTGCCTTATACCAAAACACCTGATCCTGCAATTTATTGGACTTCGAGTTGTTATTTATCACTAAACACTCGAAATTCTCAGTGCATTGATCCATTACTTGACAAAACGACTCCAATGTGGGAAACATACCCGCATAATTTTCATAAATTCGTTTCCTATTTGCAATATATGGCTCTCTCAAAATAAATACGTAATCGATATTTGTTCGCAGCGTTGGTGGTATGCCTAATGGATATTGCATTGTGATGAGTAACATGACCTTCCAATGTCTACCATTCATAAAAAGTAATCGCATCATTTTATCACGCGCCCAAGTGTTGTCGTACAAACAATCATCTAAAATAACAAAAGTTCTTGGGTCAATAGTGCTTCTATTGAATTGCTCCATTTCTTTCTTTATTTGTTTCAATACACCACGCTGGCGTTTTAAAACGTTTTCAATAATAACAGTGTTGTATTCGTTGTGAATGAATAATTTAGGTACTAATTTACCATAAAAGCCGTTGCCCTCTTCTGTACCTGAGATAACAGTGCCTATAGGTATGTCTTGATGATAATATAATAAATCTCGAACTAAAAATGATTTACCGGTGTCACGACGACCTATTAAGACAACTACTGGACCCTTAGATTCATTCGGTTTAAAACTAATACTTTTCATATCAAATCTTTTCAATTCTAAATTCATATATAATATGCAATGTGAAAAATAATTTGATAAAATAAACTTATAAAATATAAAATATAAATATAATATAAATGTCGAGAAGGATTCA